TATGATGGGGTACGCTGTCGGGCTATTCCTATTGCTGGGCCTAATGGTGAAGCTTGCTTGCTCTTGTCAAGTGAAGAGAACATCATTTACAGCGTACCTCATCTTAACCAAATCATAGGTGGGCTAGGGCTTAAGGCTGAACTCGACGGTGAGCTATACTGTCATGGTATGAGTTTTGAAGAGATCATCTCCATCACCTCTCGCACTGTTAATCTAAGTCCTGATTATAAGAAGATCCAGTTTCACTGCTTTGATATAGTCAATGATCAGCCGCAGATGAAGCGATCTCTCATTATTGAGAATCTAAGGGGCCTCAATCCTCACATTGTAGTTGCTCCGTTCTGGCTCTGTGCTGATCTTGATGATGTAAAGGAGACCTATGATAGAATCATTAAACTTGGGTATGAAGGGATCATAGTTCGTCATCAACTAGCGCCTTACGAAGTTAAGCGCTCACTCTGGGTTATGAAGTTTAAGCCTAAGAGACAAGACATCTACAAGATCGTCGGGTGGAAGGAAGAGGTATCTATAAATGGTACACCTAAGGGACGCATTGGCTCCTTAGTAATGTCTAGTCAATTCGGAGATGAGTTTGCTGTCAGCGCTGGACTCGACGATGAGAAGAAGGCAAAGCTCTGGCTCATTCGTGAGGAGCTGGCTGGTCGTAGTGCAATCGTTCACTATCAACATTTGACAGATAAGAAGATCCCTAAAGGGTCATTTAACATTGAGATTATTGAAAACTAAGGAGGTGTTAAAGATGAAAAATCTAACATGGGATGACTTAGCTAACATTTATGATAAGGAGACAGGAGGTAGAGCAAGAACCCTACCAATGACTGCTATATTTAAGTGGGCAGCTAAGCAGACCGATAAGTTTACTGTACACAAAGACGGCACTATAACTAACAAAACTTAAGGAGGTGTCAAAATGAAGCGAAGTTTTTATGTAGCAGGGGTACAGTTCCGCCCTCGTCATGAGATAAACTCAGCAACCAAACTCATGAACGTAGGAGATCAGTTGGGCTTAGTGCCTGAGCCTGAGAATAAATTCGATCCTAATGCAGTCAAGATTGAATACAATACTGAGACTGCAGATGGAATAGTGAGCACTTTCTTGGGGTATGTGCCTAAGAAATTCTCCTCTGAAGTCTCCGCTATGCTTGGGATTGGAGCTCCAGTCATCTGCACTGTGGACGAAGTTAATCCTGAGGGCAAGACCTACGAGATGATCAAGGTGACTGTAGCGATTCCTGTGGATGAAGATGGGCCTGATCCAGAGGACGAATCTGACTACGAAACTGAGTCTGATGTGAGAGGTGTATGATGAAGATCTACTGCAGCAACTGCGGCCTACTGCTCAAATTAACAAGAAAGGCCCTTCCAAAGTATGGAACGGTCCTTGACCTGGTAGATCCTCACACTTGCTTGGAAGTACCTGTTGATCCAGCGTCTATCATCATAGATGCTACACCAATAGGTGAAATACCCAAGTTCGTTTCATCATTAAACGATCTTGAATCATCTCGAAATCAAGGTATGGCGAGGGTGCACAAGGAAAACTATGGAGAAGGTAAGTCTCTTCGCCCTTCATCAATGACTGGTACAAATGATCTCCGCGATATGAGATTTGATCAACAAGACAAGAGACCATCTACTGCTCCATCAAGTGTCCTTGATCAGATCAAATCTATGAGCAACTCCATCCCTTCACATGAAGCTAATGATGGGCCTACCGACAGCGAGATGGGAGATTAACTATGGCTACCAGACGCGTTTACATAGTCAACAAATCAAGCCACGACTTTGGTGTTGCTGAGAAGTACGGTCAGGTGGTATTTCTCAGCGAAGGCTCTATGAATCGCTATGCAACTAATTCTATGGTTCGTCAGTTTAGTGAATCAATGAGTTTGTCTGAGCCTGAGGATTATATAGTGCCTTGCTCACTCAATGTGATGAATAGCATCGCCTGTGCCATCTTTGCCCATAAGCATGGCTGTCTCAATTTACTCCTGTTCAAAGACGGTCTTTACATCGAGAGAAATCACGTCCTATAGATTTTTATAGTACTTGACATTATCTCGAAGGTGTGGTATATTAACCATTATGAACAATTAACAACTAACGAAAGGAGAATGAAATGATCACTGAGAAAACACTACGAAGATGGAGAATGGACGCGCTCAAGTTCCCTACTAATCAAGAAGCTGTGCCAACCCAAAGTGGTCTTGAGATGGCCGAGCGTATCCTCCGCTTGACTCAGGAATTGCTCGACCTTCATTTGATGAGAAAGGGATAGGTGATCTATGGAAAAGAGACCTTATGAAGACTATCTAGGTGATGGCCTCTATGCAGACTTCGATGGCTACCAAATTATTCTCAGTGCTAATGGTAGAGTAGGTGGACCAGATAGCACTGACAAGGTAGCCCTTGAACCAGGTGTTGTCCAAGCCTTTATCAACTACATCATCAGGCTCAGAAAAGAAGGGATAAATATCTAAGGAGGAGATGAAAGATGGAAAAGCTATTAGATAAATACACTGGAGAAGAAAGGTTTTGGACTAAGATAGATGTTAAAGAAAAAGACGATTGTTGGAACTGGACTGCACATCTAAGCGGTGGCTATGGACAATTAAAAATTGAAGGGGAGATGGTTTCAGCTCATAGATATGCCTGGTCCTCAGTAAACGGACCTGTTCCAGATAGTATGATGATTCTTCATAAGTGCGATAATAAGTTATGTTGTAATCCTGAGCATCTCTATTGTGGAACTGCTAAAGATAATATGCGGGATAAATCTAGAAGGTGTAGAATGCCCTCAATACCTCCAGAGGTATTAGGAGCTGGAATGGTTAAACTTCATGAAGGTGAAATCTGGTTGATCAGAAAACTGTGGAAAGAAGGTAAACAATTTCTAACACAGACAAAAATAGCTAAAATGTTTAAAGTTACTCAGAGTACTATAAGTCACATAGTAAATTCTACAAGTTGGTTATGTAAGGAGGGAAGGTATGTATAAACTAAAGGCTATCATAGCCAAGATTGATCTGACTTCTGAAGGCACAAGTCAACGCTGGACTATTGGTAATCCAGGTGATGTAGTGTCTGGTGCAATCTACATCCCAAAGGATACAATCTTACCTATTGAGATTACAATAGGCTTTCTTGCTGGATCAGTTCGGCATGAGAAGAATAAGGAGGAAGGAGAATGAAAAATCCAATAACTGGGCAACAAGTAATTGTTTATGATAGGTACCGTTTTGATATACCATTAAAGGCTATTATAGTTGCACTGTCTACAACTAATGATGGTGTGCAGGTACAACTAACAGAATCAAATAGTACTACTATATACCCAATAGGCTATGATAATGTTTGGGTATCTCGTAGACAACTACGCCTTGTCAAGGAGAATAAGAAATGAGTTTTCCTATCTCTGAACATCTCTCATGGAACATTAAGGACTCCTCCAAGATCGACAGCTATCTCCAATGTCCTCGTTATTACTTCTACCGTTATCTACTTGGTTGGAGTTTGGACATACCTGAGCATGACTTAGTCTTCGGCGATGCCTTTCATAGAGCTCGTGAGCATCAGCTCTTATTCGGCTATCAAGATGTTCTAGGTGCTTATGATGCTTTCCTTACAGTTTATAGGAAGCAATTCTCACCTGACTCAGATTCATTGTATCAGCCTAAGACTCCAACAGCTGTAATGAATGCTCTCTGTCAATTTGCTGTTCTCTATAGTCGAGACCTGATTGATAATGAAGTGGTCAGTCTAATGGGCGTCAAGATGACCGAGATCGCTGGCACTGTCCCTGTCGACGAGAAGCGTGTTCTCCACTATCGCATGGACTCTATCATGCAGCGTGTGGAAGATGGGATGATCTTCAGCTGGGATCACAAAACTACATCAGGCAAGTGGATTCATGATACTCGATGGGACAATGAACTATTCCTCTCAATGCAGAATGGAACTTACACTCATTGCCTTTACTGTATGTTCCCTGTAGATCAAATCCTTGGAGTGGAGTTTGTTAAGACTGGGTTTGAGTATCTATCAAAAGGGAGCGCTAACCGTCCAGCAGGTTATCATGCTACAACCAGACGTATCCCTGCATTTAAATCTCCAGATCAGATGAACACTTGGCTTTGGAACATAAACTGTCGATTAGATGAGATTGAAAGAGATATGGATCGCCTATCTCATTGTTCAGAAGGTGACGATGTCTTAATGGCCTTCCCTATGAATCCAAAGTCTTGCACAAGTTATCGAGGGTGTGAGTTTCATGACTTCTGCTTGAGCTGGCAGAATCCATTGAGAAGATGTGAAGAGCCTCCGCTGGGGTTTATCACTCGTTATTGGGATCCCTCAGCGAGGGAAGCTACAGTGAAGAAAGACTTAACTTTTCAAATGTGAGGAGTAAGAAATGGCCTACGATGCTGCTGCTGAACTCTCTCGAGTTCGTAAATATTATGCTGGTGATCCTCTTCAGAAAAGGTTTAGTGCTTTGGTCACTGGAGAGACTAATGCTGGAAAGACATTCTTGCTAAGGACAGCAAGACTTCCCGTTCACATAGACTCCTTTGATCCTGGTGGGACTAAAGGTCTTCGTGATATGATTGCCTCTGGCGATGTAGTCGCTGACACTCGCTATGAGAACGATGATCCTTTCGATCCTAAGGCCTACGCTGATTGGAAGAAAGCTACTGATGTACGCTTTCAAATAGGTTACTACAATCAGTTTGGGACCTACTGCCTTGACTCCGCCACTACCTTCGGCATAGCTGTGATGAACTATGGACTCGCTGCTAAAGGTCGTGCAAGCGAGGCCCCTCAAATGCGAGTCGACTATCAACCTCAGAAGATTGAGATGACTAATTACTTTCGTAAGCTGATGAACCTTCCTTGTGATTTTATCTTAACAGGACATCTCAAAGAAATAAAGAAGCTTCTCTCAGTCGATGCTAAGACAGGCATAGTGAGAGAGGAAGTAAAGTTTCGCTTCTACACTACTGGTCAAGCAGTCGTTACCATCCCTCTCTTGTTCGATGAGATCTACGTCATCACTGGGAAGAATGATAGAGAGGGAGTTAAGCGTGAGATGCTGATTGATTCCTTAGGCGAATACATAGCCCGTTCACGCTTGAAATCCAAAGGTCTCCTTAACGCTATCGAGCCGCCTGATCTTAAAGCTTTGTTAAAGAAGGCTGGATTTGACCCTCAAGATAAACCGAAGCTTCAGTTAGTATAAGTTCGTTTAATGATTAAATGATCTTTGAAAATGCTGGCGTGGCGGAAGAGTAAAGACGCAAGCGAATACGGTTAGTTTGATAATTTGAGGGACCGTAAGATGCACTGTAAAATTAACCACCGAAAATCAAAACTCCGTAGACGAGGCGAGATCAACGGACCCCTTACTTGGCGGCAGATCTACAACGGGATTATGGACATCCTGCTGATTCTGGCCTTGCTGGCGGTAGCCGTAGGGGTGTGGATGCACTACCAGCAAACCGAGAACATGGAGGGGTTGAGGGATGTCCCGGTCTCAGAATATAAAGCGAAGGTGAAGCAATGATGCAGAGAGCTTTGGAGTTTTACGCGGACCTGTTCCGCGATATCTGGGGGATGATATGGAAGAAGCAATAAAGACATTCTGGGCGAATAGTCTGGCAAGGGGACTATCAAGAGACATGAGGGTTGGTATCGAGGTTGTTCTCAAAAAGGACCATCTTGCGGCCCTTGAGGAGAAGGACAGGGACTTTCTAAAGGTTCAAGATCAATCGTTGCATGCAGCACGCAGGGCAGATAAGTATATGGAGCAGGTCGCCGCCCTTGAAGCCGAGGTGAAGAAGAAGGATAAACACCTTAGCGATCTTAATGAGTTTGGGTTGCTTCCCTATGTCAAGGAATTAAAAGATCAGATCGCCGCCCTTGAAACAGCGTTGAAGAAGAAGGATGAACCTCCATATAAGGCCGAATTATTGCGGGAGTGGAAATGGGCAAAAGCGCAGATCGCCGCCCTGGCCGCCGAGAACACCAAACTGAGGGAAACCGCTGAACTTGACCGTGTTCTTAATATTAGTTTGGAGGAGCGATGGAAAAAGGTACACGCCAACCTGATCGACTCCGAGAAACGGCCTCGGTCGATACTTGGAAAAATTGGTAAAG